AGCTTGAGGTCTCTGCATAGTATCATACGGAGTTTCCTGCAAAGTGTCTGAGTTACTATTAGAAGAAAGCATTGGGACAAAAGAGCGAATCTTTATATACCCACTAACTTGTTTACTTCCTACAGTACCATAATTTGCAAACACAGAAAAGGTCTTACCCTTTGCTTTGTTTGTAATTAACTCCATACACTTATCCAACATTTCTTCGTTAGAATTAAAAATAGGAATCTTTACATCTGGACCTGCGATAGTCTTAACAAGATGTTTAAGAATCCTACCTTGTCTTTTTAGATTAGCCTCATAATACATATTCGAGGGATCATCTACATAATAAAAAGACAAATCAGTGGATGCTCCGCTTTCGTCAGTAGCAATTAACTTCCAATTTGGCAGCTTTCTAGTCTCTGCCTCATCTTTTGCTAACGTGGTTATTGTACAGTTGTTGCAAACACCTGCATTACCTCCATTAAAAATACTAACAGAACCACTTCCGTTGTCAAATTCATTACTATTTAAATCAATACTCATTACTTATAAAATTAAAAATTAAAAAAATTAAATGTGTTACTTACCAAGGAGTTAATTGCTCATTTGAATCTGCCTCTACATCAGCAGAATCTACTGACTCTTCGCTAGCCCAAGAAGGCAAAGAAGTTTCTTCTTCTACAATTGCGTCTTCAATTACTGGAGACTGCTCTTGGTTTGGAGTAATAAGCCTAATTGCCCAAGAATATGGACTCATAGTTGTAATTATTTCTACATCTAGAACCACATCTTCAGATACAGTCTCACCAAGATTTAAATACTCCTGTGTTATGTAGTTGTAAATCTTCTTATCTGCAATAGTTCTTAGCTGACGCCCTATTCTATTACTAAGTTTCTTACCTACAGTAGGCACAAAATAGATATCATTGATAAGACCTTCTCCCATATCAACAGCTATGTTAAGTTCTACACTATTCTCATCGAGTTGTAAATCACTACACAAAGCAGATGTAAAACCTATCTTACTTCGCTTTCCTCCTTCAGTTGCTTTTAATACAACTGCACTTTTTCCTTCATATTCATCAGAAGTCATTGCCCTTTTAACGGTAGGGATACCGATAATTAAATTACCCATAGTAAAAAATAAAAAATAAATAAAAATTAAATGTGAAAATATCCTCGTACTGCACTCAGTACTGTTTCTAAATTATTAGGAATAAATGTCTCTGTAATCATCTCCATAGATCTGGCGTTATAATAACTGTGTTTCCTTGTTATAAATTTATAACTATCAGGAGTAATCTCTCCAGAATCATTCTTGTCAATGTAAGTACATAACATAATGTCAAAATAACTCTCAGGCTTAAATTTCTCTGAAAGCATCTTACCACCTGGAACAAATATTTGGAACACCTCCTCTGTATCATTGTATTCTGCATGAAACTCTAATACGATAATAAGGTCGTCCCTTAAACTATCTGCTGCCAAGAAAAAAGCATTTAGACTAGCGGCAGCTAAGTCCCAAAATCTAGCAAATGCACCCCCGCCTGAATTAGCCTTCATAAAAGACTCACTGGCTAGTATCTTACTAATATAATGAGTAAAGTCAGGAATAATAACAGTCTTAATGTGAGGCATATAATTACTTATTACCTTTAAATTAGACTCTACACTCTTAATATCAGGCATTATTGCCCAGTTACCAGGAATATGTTCCTTCTTTTGTACAAGTTCTTTCATCTCTACCATTACAGGTAGCTTTTGTAAGGGTTTGCCCTTATTATCTTTTAAGTAAGTAGCCTTAGCAGATGATGCCAAGATAACTACCTCCTCAGGATTCTCCAAGAAACTTCTGGAATATGATTTACCAGTGTTTGGAGCACCCATAATACCGACTTTAATTGCCATTTGAGTATTTTAAAATTTTGTTATACAGTTCAGGATTATTTATAAAATCTTGTGAGGGAGGTAACTCACGAAATAATCCATTTGCCCCCATAAAAAATAAGCCTAATGATAAGTTATCTTGACCGTCTCTATTCTTTAAGATACTTAGTGATCTATAGTTTCTGTTCAGTCTTTTAATATCATAACCATTATGCTTTTCTATCCCGTATCTAAAAGGATTAAACAAGGCGATAGAAGTATTAGCATCTTCTTGAGTAGAACCAGTGTCTTTAAAATCACTGAGTTGCGGCTCTAAAGAATCTAATCTTTTTCTATCCATACCTTCTATGCCCCTATTAAACTGAGATACTACTACTGGACTTATGTTGAATAAGTTTCTAAATTGTACCAGCATTTTACTCAACCTGTCTATAGCCTCTTTCTTATTAGAATCCTTTGAGTTTTTATCTATTAGAGATATGTGATCAATAATTAATAAAACAATCTCATTAGGTTTGTGCGGGATATACTGTTGAATCATTTTGTTAGAGTTGCGGATAATTGTACCGTTCTTCTCTACATAATCTTTAACAGTCATCCATACATAATCAGGAGAAGCTGCAGAATAAAAGATAACATGATCAGATAGCATCTTCTCAAAGTAATCTCTGGTAGCAAATACTTTCTTAGCAACGTCTTTATCTAGTAAAGATCTATCGCCTCTAGAAAATAAACTCTCAGAGTCAACTAATATATTATGGTCTTCGAATAACTTCCTACACACCATCTTGGCTATTTTCTGTAGGGGAGTAATCTCTATACTATAATATAGAATCTTGATACTAAAATCAGTTTCTTTTTCCGCTGTGATATACTTAATAGGGTTATACATATATGCAGAGTCTACTAGTGCAGTTTTACCTGTACCCGTAGCACCTCCTATCAAGTCATATCTACCTGGTTGAATGTTAGAAATATACTTAGAAAGCTTTTTAAAGCCCATAGGAAGGCCTCTATTCCTTCCTTGCATACCTAAGTTTATTTGGGCCTCTAATTGATCCCAGAGAGGCGTACTTAAATGCTTTGGATGTTCCATGCTCCGTCTGTTATTTGATTACTGTCTAGCATTTCTATTTCCTCACAATAAGTAGCCAACTTAGAGTTCTCTACAGAAGAGCCCATAAAAGATTCGCTTTTATAAATAAAATAATCTGCTTGCTGCAAATAAGCATAGTCTCTACTAGTAGTGATGTATCTTTCTGCTGCGCTTAAAATTATTTCTTTATTGTAGCCAAACTCTTGTATAAACTTATCCATCTTCTTAATACAGGCATTTTTAGTACCCATAGCTCCTGTCTTTTTGCCTCTAAATAATTCTCTATAAGAATCTATCCATGTAGAAGAAGATTCTACCTCTCCTAGTATAGTTTTCAGTTTAGATTTATTTAAAGTTAACTTAGACAGTTCTATGGAGTCACTATCAGTATTCAAGATGTATTTCATTTTAATTAACCCTCTAATATATTGAGGGTAAGTGTTTTGGAAATGTTTTTCTATCTCGTCATACTCAGAATTGTGTAAAAGATGGAGGATAAGTTGTCCAATAGGATGTAAATCCTTTTTTAGATCTATTAAAATTTTCATAAATTGTTTGAAGGTTACCCCGAATAACTTAAGTCTGCTTTTCCTTGAGGGGTACACAAATTTAAGAAATTTTAGGGGGATTATTAGTACTATTCATAAGTAATTCTACCTGTTTTTGAAGTTCAGGGATCATAGGAATACTCCAAGTATTTTCTTTATTGTTATCAATAAAGTTAACCTCAGCAACTCCATACTCAGTAGGAGTATATTCGATATCTCGTCCTCCTCCATTAAAGGCATAAGTAGCATTACAGCTAACTAATGCATCAAAGTAAATATTTAAATTACCTTTCGATAAATGACAATAATAAATACAATAATAAATACCAGTGTCCCAATCATAACTACTTTTCCAGCTTATGGCACTCATTTCTAGACTACACTCAGATATATGATACCCTATTTCTTCAATTCCCATTTTTCTATTAATCCAGTTATAAATTAATTGCCTTATAGTCAATCTTTTATACTTAACTTTCATAATCATCACTTTTCTGATTACCATAAAAAGAAATTGCATCCGCTAAACTATCTTGATACATGGGCGTCAATAACTTTAATGAATTTCTTTGGGATCTGGGAGAACGCATTTTCCGCGTATCTTTCGTCGACCGTTTTTTTCGCGATAAAGACATACATAATTGGATTTTTGGATCTAAAACTTCTACCTAACATTTGGATAGTGCTCTTCTCTTGGTTATCTAACTGTACAATATAGCCTACTTCTATGTTCCTAAGATTCATAGACTCTCTAAGCATATTGACGGCAAATAGATGGTCTATTTCTAAGTTATTAAACTTAGTTATTACCTCTACTCTATTAGATTTACTAGAATGAATTGCATTCTCTCCTCCTATTAAATTACATTGTTCTATAGACCCTGTAAAACATACAAACCTTTTGTCGTAATCAAGATATTGTCTAACATACCCTGTTTTTGCAGCAGCTAATAATCTTTTACGCTGTGCTCCTAGTATCTTGGCAGTATCTACATTATCGTTGAGCATACAATAATCAATCTTACTTGACATCTTATCGTATGAGGCTCTCGCCTTACGAGATAGGTTTACTTTAATTTGATAAATAGTTGGCTCTGGTAAGATGCCATCTTCTATTGCCTTAGACATAGGAATAGAATACACTTTAAAATTCCCTAAAGAATATAAAAGTGACTTCTTAGCCCAAGGCATAGTTGCAGTCAAAGCCAATATTCTATTAATCTTTAAGACTTTTAGCTTCTTAACCCTTGTGGGAGTTAATGCGTGTGCCTCATCCAAAATTAGATTAAGTGACTCATCCTGCGGAAGTTTATGAAGTGAATCATAAGATATAAGCGTGACGTCTGTGAAATCTACTTTCCACTTATCTGCCTCATCTTTCCAGGTAATCATGTGATTTAGTTCTTTACAAACCACTACCCACTTTGCATCTTTATGATACTCCATAATATCTAGTGCTGCTTTTGATTTACCTAATCCAGTAAACCACTCTAAGAATAAAAAAGGATTATCCTTACTTGCATTTAAAGCAATCTTTTGCTTCTCTGCCTTAGCCTGCATTATACATCCATTTATGACCATCCAATCGAATGCCTAGTTTATCTTCTAAGTATTGTTGATTGTAATTATCTTTAGGACATTCAGAGTAATATACTCTGGCAGCATCTACCCTATTAGGGAAACTCTTCATAAGATTCCATATTTGACCTTCTTTAAATCTGTGAAGAACATCCTTTGCGGTCATACCTAAAGGATTTTTATCACTATAAGACCAATCAAAGTCTTTTAGCTTCTTGTAGAGCTCTATTTTGAGCTTAGTTTGATCGTATTTCATTTTAATTATTATTTAATGAATCCATTGATTACTAATCATAGGAGTCGCGTGTAGTTTTACTGTCTTACAATACACAGCGCCTGCATCTTCCATACATTTTTTAAGAATATCTGCAAACTCTTCTGCCATATCCTTAGGACATTCTAGAAGAATCTCGTCATGTATTAGATTGACAATCTTAACTGTAAATAGTAGCCCTCTATCTTTGATTACCTTGTAAAGCATAGCGGTAGCTAGTTTAGTTTGCTCACCTGCACAACCTTGGATAGGGAAGTTCATACTCTCTCGTTCCATAGATCCTTTTGTTTTGAAAAACTTAGAGACTTTTGATTTGAGTTCCTCATAATAAGGACCATTGTTATTTTTCTGTTCTCTGTAGAAATCCCAAAATTCTTTTCTATCTACTTCATTAGATAACTCTAAGAATTGATCGAATTGATCTATAAATACTTTTCTACCGCTTACTTTACTTACTAAGATATATCCTCTGTCAAATGCAGCTTTTTTACCTATATCAAAGTAAGTCTTGAGTGCAGGAAATGCTTGAAAGAATGCTTTCTCTACAGAAATACCTACTTCCTTAGTAACTCCAAGGTTTTTAGCAATAGTATCTCCAGTGCCTCCATAAGCAAGAGCAAAGTTTGCAGCCTTAGCATTCTGTCTAAGAGTTTTAAACTTTTTCTTGATGTCTTCCATAGGAGTGTCTCCTATCTCTTGAGGATACAAAGCCTTAGCAACAAAAGAATGTAAATCAGAGGCTCCAGAGTTATAAAACTCTATAAGCTTAGGCTCCATAGAAAGGTTAGCAAGGATAACAGACTCTTGTGAGGAGTAATCGCTATCAATAAACACATTACCTTCTTCAGGAATAAAACATTCTCTCTCATACAACTCCTTAGTCCTTTCAGAATCTTCAGGGACTGCTGGGATATTCTGTATGTTAGGAGAACTACTTATTCTACCTGTCTTAAGAATCTGATTAAATGAAGTATGTACTCTACCAGTAACCTCACTAACATTGTTAATGAAGTTTCTACCATAAGTAGATACAACTTTAGAAGATTTAGTATAGTCTAAATATATTTTAACTAGGTCAGATTTATCTTTCTGGGTTCTTATGACAGAATCTTCTATAGAATCTTTTAATTTACCAGTGATTTTATCTTTTACCTCTAGATTTAATCCTAATTTCTTAAAGATGGGGATCAATTGCTTTTGGCTATTCCAATTAATCCTTGTCTTTATTTCATCAGAGAATAAATCTAATTGATTTTCGATATACTCAGGATACTCATCTTTTCTAGATAAAATCCATTCATCTAGTTTAACAATATAACTCTGCATAATAGCATCGTCTTCTTTACATTTCTTTTCCCAATCTTCTAGGTTAAGATTAATTCCACACATTTCTGTGTAAGCTAACGATACTGCAAATAGGTTCTCTAAAGAAATAGCTTTACTTAATTCTTTTTCTAAAGCCCTTTCTCTTTGCTTGGCTTTTATACCAGGCAATACTCTTACATCATCTGCAGCATATTTAATTACTGCATAAGTAAGTCCTTGTTTATGGATATCTCCTCGTATAGATTTATCTAAGGTCTCATTAAGGTATCTCATAGCCAGTTTATCTAAACCTTTGCGGTGATCTTTAATGCCATTGTATAAGACTTGTTCTGCTAAGAACGTATCATATACTTTGTCAATAAATATCCCTTTAGCCATGAGAAACCTTAAATCGAACTTTGCATTCTGAAATAAAAACAATTTATTTTTGTTATGTTCTATTACTTGTTTTAAGAAGTAATGGTTATGAGGATCAGATAAGTCTAAGACCACTTGATGTACCTCATTACCTAACTGCGCACTCAACATTTCACAACTGTAAGGGTCAAACCCTGTAGTCTCAGTGTCAACTGCTATCTCATCAAGAGAATTGATAAAATCCCATGCGGTTTGTTTATCAGATAGTACGATTTCGGAGTTAGATTCTATTTCAATCTCTCTTTGATTAGTTAAGAAGTAAATCATAATAAATGAAATTTAATTTCATGCAATACAAAAGCAACATGTGTTAAAAAACTATATCTAGTCTTTTTTGCTGCCAATAAATAATAATAGTTAGAATCTTTAATAATGGAAAGGAAGTATTTTATACGATTTTTCATATTCTGTTAATTCTTCAGGTGTTAAATCTTTAATTACATCGTCATAACTAAGCTCTAAGTAATGCTTCCCACTAAGTATTTCATAGTGAGGGTATTTCTTAATTCTGTTAGTTATCTTAGGAGCATCATGCAGTAAACTATTATTTATCTGCATGCTAGTTATAGAAGAGATCTGCCTATGAGACACATTATATCTTTGAGCTATCTTATGGAAAGGTTCTCCTTTTAGAAATTTAAGGTATACCTTAGTTCTTAAAGTCAGGGGCATTCTACCAAGAAGCTTGATAGTAATAGGATACTCCTGAGCTATTTGTATTCTGTAGGACTTCTGTAAGCACCTCTACAGTATGTTTAATATCATCAAAGTACCATTGATCGTAGTTTGTAGATCCAAAGAAAAATCCCTTAGTAGTAGGCAATAACTCTTTACATAGTTCTTCGTTTACTACCATATCTCCTAGCTCATATTTAGGAGTAAGCTTTGCCTCTTGTAACACTTTACCATTTTCAATAATTCCTTTTTGCAGAACCATTTCTTCTTGTAAAGTCTTACAGATATTTAGAAGCTCTTGTAATTGCTCTTTTGATACAACAGATTCTTGACATTCATCTTCACCATTTTGAACATTATCTACAAACCACTTGTGTATTGAGTTTGCCTTTCTCCAATAACCAACTTGTTCTTCAATATTAGTTATCCTTTTAGTATTAATATGGGAAGCTTGAGGCCCCTCTATAGTAATAGAGTGTTTAGTCTCATCCTCCATATGATCCCAGTTCTGCACATAAGTGCGTTTGTATAAATACATGTCTAGTCCCATTTGTTTTTATTTTAATTGATTTAATGAATTTAAAACTTTATTAATGTCTTCTTCCGATGCATACTTACTTACCTCTTTAACAAAGTCATCAATATCTTCTTTAGACACACTAGGATCCTCCAACCATTCAATTTGATTTTCAACCCAATAACCCTCATCTAGATACTTGTATTCGTACTCTTGGTATGTAAACTCTTGTCTAGATGTTGCCCCATTAGAGTCAAACTCTGTAATACCTGCAAAGTCACACCCTTGTTCGCTATACTCAATAGCACCTTTGAGGTTATACACCTTGCATAGCTCTTCGGTAAACTTTTCCATAGGTGACCACGCACTATCTCCTGTTAATTGTATAGTGTTTGAGTCTCCTTCCACCTCAAAGTCAAACCATCTACTACCATAGAAGTAGTGATCACGTTGGTCTTCCTCGAAATTGTAGTCGAAGTCATCTCTGACCTTGAGAACATAGTCACACCATCCGTTTAAATAATTAAACTTATCGTATGTGTCTGTAAGTCTATCTCTTAATTCTTTTATAGACTCTTTATTACCCTCTAGGATAATTTCGTTATAACAATGATTTGCCATGTTTCTTGTGTTATTGGTTAATATGGATCATTACTATCTACGAAGTCCTCATCTCTTTTATCCTCCTCAATCTTGTACTGGTGGTATCCTTCCTTAGTTTTTAGGTATTGTTTTATGTCTGTGAATAATTGCGGCATTCGCCCTGTAAACATTCCTTCCTTCACTTGCCAAACTAAAAAGGCTTGAAGTTGTTTTTCCAAATCCGATTCTGTTAAGCTTTCCATCTTACGCTGGTGGTATGCTTCCATAATGTTAGTCAGG